TTGTCATTAGAACGGAGTGTCTGACTTGATCACTGGGTTATTGACGTGCAGTGCTGCTACACGCTTCAGGTCGCCAGTTCGCTTGTCGTTGTATTCCTCTACGCGAGCAGATACATCACCCACGATGTCTACGGTGTCGCCCTCGGCTACCTTGTGGTCCGTCCAGACCTTGTAGTACTCGTCGCGGGTGTCTCCCATAACAGTTACAGGTGCCTTGGCGGTAAAGCCCTTGCTGTTTACAAAAGCGACCGTTTGCGTTTACTGATTTTGATTTGCGCCATTTCCTTATCCTTTCACATGGCTTGGGGCCACACAATCAGCGTTGCCGCAGATACGCTCTCCTGGCAAGATCGGTTGCCCGCTCTCATCCACCGGAGTCACCATATCCGAGGCGAAGTGACCGTGCCAGGGGAGGCATTTGAGGTCACCTTGCTGAATCGTGCTTGCTTTATTGACCCTACAACTTTCGCAGTGCATCCGCAACTTGCGGCGCTTGCGATTGACGGCAAAGGTTTTACCACATTTGTAGCAATCAACAAATTCATCCACACACCTAGCCTACTTGCCCACACAGACATTACACAAAGCGACATTCTTGCCGTGTTCGCATTTAGGGGCAGGTGCGGAATTCTTTTCCATTTCCTTGATCTGTTCGAGATACTGCTTCGAGGCTTCGCGCTCTTTCTCTGACCGAATCCTGTTCTCAGGGGTAGTCGCAGCGTTCTCCCAAGAATCTCTGAGTTCAACCAGGTTGCCGGATACTTCGTGAACTCTGGATCTCTCTTCGGGTCGTTGCGGTAGGCAATCACCCCCGCCTAGGACGATCCTCCAAACTTTGCTCGCTTCAGCGCAGACTTGAAAGCCCTAAACGCTTTGGCCTTGTCAAGCTTCCGAGGATAGGCGTTCCAGAACTCTGTAAAAAGTTCCTCAAATTGCGCTTTAGTTCTCTCGTTATTCTTAATATCTTTTTCTTCTATAGATATATGTTCTTCTTTGTGTGCTATTTCACCGTGACGGGGTTTTACCGTGACGGGGTTTTGGAACGGGTCTGTTGTAGTCCAGTCGTAGTCGGCAAACGTGCCATCAGCGTTCTTCTTCTGAGTCTCTGATCTACGCAGATACCCGTGTGTTTCCAGCTCTGTAACGGCACTCTTGATAGTTCCAATGCCAGTTCCGTTGCTCTTTGCCAGCGCCCGAACGCTCATATTCCAGCCCGGACTGTGACTCATAATCTGCGATAGCAGCCCAATCGCCTTTAGGCTCAGTCGCGTGTCCCTGAGCCAGGAGTTTGGGATCTGGGTGAAGTGGTCGTCGAAAGAGTGATAGCCCCTTATCAGAGGCATTAGAACATACCTTCAGGAGGCTCTACACGCGTCTTAGAGCCGTTTTCTTCCAACACATACCAATTACCATCACACTCGTCATAAACGGGGTCTGAGAAGTCCTGCCAGCTAGAGAGCTTGTGACCGAATCTCCGAGCATCCTCGGCAGCCACCTCGCTTGACTCCATACGGAAGTTGTATTCCTCACAGACCATCAGCAGGTTTTGATAATGATCTAGAAGCTTCGAGCCTCCCATCTGGCGGTTCTTGCGATGGTGGACAACCAAATCTATGTCGGTCCCACAGTGCAGACAGTAGGGGTCGCGTAGCTTTAGCTTTTGTCTAATACGAGGGGTTACGCTCATCTCATCTCCGCTTGCATTAGCTTCACCTGAGTCCCTAGAGCCATCAGTGAAGTCTCAATGGTCTTTATCTTTACCTTGATTCGGTTGTGTTCTGCGCGTCTAAGGTCACGCTGCAACCGAGCATCAGCAGATTCTAACTTAGCGAGCGCCGAGCGATCTGCGACAGTTCCTTCGTTCTTTATGAAGGCTGTCTGCTCAACAGTGTCAAGGTGGTGTTCGGCTTCGGCCAGAGCGACCTCGGCTTCGTATAGCGCGTCTGCGCCTCGGCTATTCTCCTGTGTTAGCCGGGCGATCTCCTGTACGACTTGAGATGGAAGCACTTAGCCTCCAAAGGTGGTGTAGGAGTTCAACGTTCCAGAAGTCAGCTTCATCTTGCTTACCCCTTCTCAACGCTGATTGGTAAGCTTCCGTCAGCTCCTTCACCTTCGCCACTAGCACTGAGGACTTTCGCACGTTCCTCAATCCTTTCTAGTGTCTCTGGTGAGGCACCCTCTGTTTTCGCCTGAGCGTATAGCCAGCGTAAGCCGCCTACATCGGTAATCTTATCTGCTTCTTGCAACCAATTCTTGCCAGGGGCTGTCGGAGTGACGCCCTTGTTGGCCTTGGTCATTTCTTCGCGAGTTGCTCGCTTATTTCCTGAATAGCCTGCGTTCGCAAGACCTCGGCCAATGGCAGATGTCTCGGCGTTTTCGAGGGCAGCAGTTTGGTTCGCACCCTGACCACCATCCACCTCAAACGCGAGGCCAGTAGCTTTCGGCAAACGGTTCGCTTGGTCGCCTGCCGTGAGAAATATGCTTGCGCGAACAACCCAAGTTGCGACCGAACGGTCCACCGGAGTCGTTAAGATTTTCCGTCTCAATGCGTCCATCTGGGTTTTCATCGTAGAACCTCCTAATTCGTTCTTCTACTGTTTCGTAATCATTCAGGTTGAATCTCGGCATCATCTTCCTCGCTTTCAACTAGAAACTGCCAGCCCTGGGCCATCCAGAACCAGTGATCCATCTCCATAAGGCTGATTCTTTCCAGCCCCTCTTTATCGTTTACCTTTATGCCGTCTACTAGGCCTGTGACCTGAGTGACGCCTTTCTGTATTGTGACGTAGCTACCAATCCCTAAATCCACGTCGTTCCTTTCTTATTTATGACTAATGATGGTACTCCCGCGCGTAGTTGTCTACTTACGACACGCTCAGGCCCTCCCTTAGTCTCGATCGTTCCCCATTTAGCGTCGCCCATTTCGTGCAGCACTTGGGACTTTAGCTTCGTAACAGCCCTAGAAGCCGTGTCAGAGGCGTCTTTGGGCCTTGATAAGGTCAATCCCTAGCTGACCTAGTTCGACCTCTCTCAAGTCAATCTCAGGCGTCTCAGCCCTAACTGCGTGATAAGTAGCGTCCGAGCCGTCCCAGGCTGGCTTGTGGTCGTCAGTGACGCAGTGCCAGAACTGCTCAAGCATTTCGTTTTGTACATTTATCTGTCCTTGACTGAATGGCGCGTCGTATTCGTTCCAAGTCATTCCGGCCAGAGCGACAATCACACCACGCTGGATCTTCAGGACTCCCATATAGTGCAGCACTTGAGCTACATAGGCAGGGGGAACCGACTCCCAGGTCTGCCGAGAGGTCTTGACCTCGATGATCATTAGTTCGCCAGTCTCAGTGTGACGTGCGATAGCGTCGGGGTTGGCGTGGCGATATTCACAGTGTTCGTCTTGATAGGTCCCTATGAGCATTACTTCCCAGTCAGGGTGTTCCTCAGCCCATAGTCCCAAAATGGGACCCTCAAAAGCTTTACCGAACCGAATAGCCCAGTTCTCTTTTATCTGGCTGGGGATCTTTCCGGTCTTTTTAGCCCAGAGGGCGTAGGCGCTCTCGTAAGGGTTCAGACCGAGTATGGTGCCTACTTCACTACCTCCGATGCCGTTAGACCGCTCAGAGTGCCACTCAGGGCTTCCTGGGTCGTGTACACCGAGTAGTTTTGCTCCGTTTAGGACGGGCGGTGCGTATGTTTTCATTTGCCTCCAATGTCAGGTAGCCTTACCCTATGTTGTCCCAGGGACTTTTTACAAGCGCGTATACCAAATTGTTATACGAAATAAATAAAGCAGGTGGAGTTCCCTGTGAGAAATACCCGAATCTATGGTTCCCAGAGGACTTTGAGGACCCAGAGGTTAGGCACCAAGCAACAGTCGTAGCAAAGGGCTTTTGTTATGAATGCCCGATCAAGACCAAGTGTTTTGAGTATGCGCTAGAGACGCGACAGAAGCACGGCATCTGGGGCGGAACAAGTCCAGACGAACGCTAATTTGACAAGCTGATTGCTTGTCTTTAGATTGTGCGTATGCAAGATGCCAGAGAGTATTTGAAACTAGCTGAGGCCATAGCCAAAGCCCCCATTATCCCCCCGTGTATGAACACCGATCCTGAGATCTGGTTCCCTGTTATGGAGAAGGACCAGAGCCAAGCCAGGACAGCTAAGAAGCTATGCGCCGTGTGTCCGGTAAAGGCAGAGTGCTTGACCTATGCAATCAAGATGAATGAGACTGACGGTATCTGGGGAGGGCTTACTTTGAAGGAGCGTCGTCAGCTAGGTCAGGGTCTGAATCGGGATAGTTTGAAACGTCCTCAAAATCAAAGTCGCCGTCCTCGTTCACTTCAAGGGCATCCTGAACAGCCTCAGAGTCAGACTTAGCCACAGCAGCGCGGTATGCGTTCTGAATGTCCTTGATCTCTAGGGTTCCCTTCCAGGCAAGCGATACGCCCATTGTCGTAAAGACAACAGCAAAAGGCAGAGCCGACACCTATAATCGAACCCATTAGCCAGTCTCCGGCCACAGCGCCGATTGCGGTGCCTCCGAAGAACGTAGCGAGGGTAAGACCGAGTGATCTAAGACCGAATTGCTTTAGATACTCTTTTAGCATAATTCCTTCTTACAGTGAGGGCAGGCGTACACTATTTTACTCTCGACCTGCTCCACCACCTTTTTGACTTCCTCGTCCGCTTGTTTTTCCTCTGTCCCTTTGGTGTTTTCGAGTAACTGAGTTTGTAGAGGTCCACTTTTGCGGCTGTTGCACCAAAGACTCCCTTCAGCGTTTTCGAGGCGGTTGCGTGTAGGTGAGGACCAGATGATTTCCCTGTGTTCCCGATCTTTCCTACTGTTTGTGACTTTGTGAGCTTGTCTCCGACCGAATACCCTGGCTTTTTGTCCATATGGCAATAGGCCAGGTACCAGACTTTGCCCTCTTTATCCATTGCTGTCTGTACAAGAACCCAGCCAAGGACCTTGCTGTACTGAATAAGCCGGACGGTGCCTTTGGCGATAGCAGGGATGCGGTAGCCGAGGGGACGCGCCCAGTCAGTGCCGGAGTGTGCCTGCATACCGTTCTTACGGCGGAAGTCTGACATCGTGCCGTAGTGACCCGTGATGTACTTGTCGGGGTAGGGCAAGCGCCAATCGGAAACACGCTTAGCCATTAGACAGTCCTGCCAATGAAGGTGATGATTGTTGCGATAATCCCTGCTGCGCCTACAGCTCCCCAAAGCTTCTTCTCAATAGCCCTGAGACGGATCTCATGATCCTTGATATTCCGGGTAGCCCACTCTGCGTGTGAGTGGTGTCTTTCGTCGTTGGTGCCGATGCGAGCTTCAAGGCGCTCAAACCTGATCATTAGCTCTACAGCCCACTTGGGCGTCATATCCTCTTCCACCAGGCACCTTTCAAAGTTGCAGAAAAATGTCTAGGTTTACGACTATTTTACTACAGCTCGCTCTGTCCCCAAAACTCGTCAGGGTCGTTACCTGCTTCTACCCATGCTGTATAGCGTAGGTATTCTGCGTAGTCGCTGTTAGCAGGGTCTAGGGGTATCCAAGTTTCGGAGCCGTCTTTATTGGTTCTTTTTACAGATTGCATTTCTTCTGATAGTTCGTATTGCATTACAGCTCCGCCGATAGGTCTAGTGTTCCGCTTGCATTATTGGTTAGTAATGTAGTTATGTTTCCTGCAACCAATCCCGAAGCGACTGTGCTGTCTAATCTCACAGTCCTTTTTGTTGATTGACCAGAAAGAGATAGTGCGGTGCAGGTTGCGTCTACAAAGGCTG